CCAAGCGCAAGGTTTGGGTCAACGCCAATCTCTTGAGCGCGGCTGTAGATATAGGATGCGATGTCACCAATCTCAGCCATTACATTCTCCACTGATCGTCAATCGCAGCCTTGATGATGCCGAGACGACGAAGAACTTCCTGCTTCTTTTCTTCAGGAAGGTTTGAGATTCGCTTCTTGTTATCGGACAGATAGGCCGTGCAATCCCAGCAATCACGACCAGTCTTCTCACCAGCGCGATAGCCGGGAGCTATGTCTGCGTCGATGTGCTCTAGATACTTCCACACATCAGCTTCGGTCCAATCTTGGATTGGCATCTCGAAGGTAATACCGTCGCGCGTATCGCCATCACGGGATGTGGACTTCTTCTCGTCATCATTGCGTTGGCCCTTGATGGCCTTTGTGACACCGAGAGACTTCAGCCCATGATGCAGCGGGAACCAGATATTTGAAGCGCAGCAATTCAGATACGGCTGCATGACCGGGCCTTCTTCACCCGTGATGAACTTGCCAAGATGCGTATTGTTCACCGGCAAAACATCTACGGGCCACCCGTACTCGCGCACATTGGCAGGCTGGTCAGACTTGAGTTCTACGAAGTGCGGAAGGCGTTCCTTCCACTTCATCATGTACTCAAAGGTAGCCTCATCTACAGCGCCAGTGTTCAGCCAGACAACAAAGATCGAATCCCAGCGATGCTTATTGAGGTACAAGCAAGCGAGGCTGTCTTTGCCGCCGGAGAACAGGAGCGCCGTATCCATTACATCGACACCAATTGAGAGATTGTCAGAGCGGTAGTAGCAGCACTGCCGACAGCACCAAGCCCAGTCAAGAAGTTGTTAGCACCAGGCCCGCCCGTCTTTGTCTGTGTCTGCGTCCCCCCGTAAGGCGTAGCAGATGTAGCAGACAGAAGGAGGTTAAGTCCCTCAATCGGATAGTTCTTTTTCTCAAGGAACTTGGCATATGCCTCATCAAGCGCAGCCTGAGCCATTGCCTGCTTCTGCATACCAACATTCTCAACAAGAGCCGCTTCCTGCTGACGAGCCGCCTGACCCGCAGTGGTAAGGTTGCCCAATGCAGTAGCACCCGCAATGTTGGTCGCAGCGCCTTGCAGGCCAGCGTTCTGGTTGGCCATAGAAGCCTGAAGAGCACGATTGTAATCGCCAGACTGAAGTGCGGCAGCGGTATCAAAACCCTGTGCGCGCAGCTTGGCTGAAAGCTCTCCGACACCCCTAGCCGATTCAGCCGCAGCGACACCTTCAGCAATGCCCTGCCGAGAACCGCCAAAAGCTCCAGCCTTCGCCGCATTAGCAGCAATCTGGTTGCGGGCCTGCTCCAGTGAGCGTCCAGACGCCTCAATGGCCTTCTGTTCAACATTGGAGATATACGGGTTCATATAGCTGGAAATATCTCCAGTAAGGAAACTGCCAGCCTGAACATTCTGAGGCGTATAAGCGGCACTACCGGCAGCAGCCTTCTGCGCCGTTTCAAAGTTCGGAGCCGCTTGCCCAACGCCCTGCTGGATTATGTCAAATGCCTGCAACTGTTCAGGCGTAAACCCCGACGTAAGCTGACCCGTATATGCTTCATATGGCCGATCAGCAATCTGCTGAGCCTTAGCCAGATTGCTTTTAGTAACGTCTTCAAGCCACTTTGGAAGCTCGGTCTTGTTGGTAATTGTCTGTGCTGAAGGTTGGCCACCCATTATTCATACTCCATGACGATCATCTTGCGTTTCCAGCCTTTAGCCTTGAGGGCTTTCTCAAAGCCGGGACGGACCAAAGCGCGACCGAACTCACATCCTTTTTCACTCGCAAAGGCTTTTAACTTTTCGTCCAAAGCCATCACCGAATCCATGTCCCCCGCAGCGAGAAAGACACTGAGGTATCTCTTAGCTGGCGCTTGAACGATTTCTGTGACCACAAGAGCCCCGTCGTTCCAAAACGCCTGCATCTTTCCCGTTTCAAGCCCAAAGAGAATGTCTTCAAGCTCATGTGTGTTTCCCCCAACCCGCAGCGCCTTTCGGAGCTTAGTAAGGAGGCGCTCCTGATTGTCCAAGTGGAACCGCCGTAGTCGTTAGGTTTCCAGCATTATCTACACTTAACTTATACACTGAACCGTCAGGCGATTGAAGCAGGACACCATCAACTGCTTCAATTCTGCTGACAGAAAAGCTCAATAACCCGTCCAAGCTGGAGAAAGCCCGGAGAAAGTAGGACGAGTCATAAATCTGGGGGGGAGGTGGAAGGTTCGCTCTCATCGTCCACCTCCACCTTGGAAGTCAATTCTGGTCTCGCCAATGCTCCACGGACCATCCTGAGTAGACGCAATCCGCATACGGAAATCACGCCCAGTCACCCTCATATCCATATACCCATCAGACCTAGGGTTGAAGGGGCCATACGTATATTCCGTACCCTGCGGCGTCATGGAAGCATAAACCGTGATCTGGGTGCTGTCGTAGGAATAGCCGTTGTCCGTGATAGCCTGCTTCAGATGGGACAAGGTACCGCCGCTCTGGATGTTCAAAGCGCCAGTCTCGGCATAGCGTTCTGTCTCAATAGGATCACCAGCAGCCGTCCAGCCGTTTTCCTGATAGTAGATTTCATTGTTTTCATCTGCGGCCATAGGATATGGGAACACCCCAGCCCCGTGGCAGGCCGTTCTGGTCATCGTATTGCCGACACCCCACCAGCCTTCTGCGTAGTTATAGAAGACGCTCAGGTTTGGAACAGATGACCCAGGCGAGGGATACCAAAACCACACCTCTGGGAAGATGTTGTTTTCAGACCCGTGCGTGTAGATCGGACCAAAATCTGGATCAATATTATCGAAAACACTGGAACCGACATCGCAAGCTAGAGGCCGAACGACGCCGCCGTCATAGAGCCAGAAGCTTTCCTTGCCCATCCAAATGCAGCGACCAGCAGTAGTGGCAAAAGCGCGAGGAGCAATCAAACCGCAGCCGAAGCCAATACGCTCAATGCTGTAGATGTAGGGCAAGCCAATGTAGCGCATCAACCATGCTTCATCCTGCGTCCAGATGAGAGTTCCCTCACGGACAGCAGCGCACATGATGATCTTGCCGGATGTGTCCAGATCAAGATAACCAGCCGTATTGGTTGGATCAGCAAAATCCCAGTCCGTATAGTCCTCACGCGAAGACCAAGACACACGACGGGAATTGCCACCAGAGCCAATCAGAACAGCGTGGCGCTCCTGAGTGACAATGACCGCACGATTGTTTGACGGTGGCAAGTCCGCAGTCTGGGCTGAAGCAATGCCGCCGGTTCCGGTCGCATTGGTTCCAGAGTTGGCATAGGTAAATGTTGTCAGGCTTGGCACAGACGTAATCGTATACGTGCCATTAAGCGAGCCGACAGAGTTACCAGTAATGGTGACCACATTTCCATTTGTGAAGCCATGGTTCCAAGTCGTCGTAACTGTGGCAACGTTGGATAAACGTTCAATAGTTGTAATTGGCTCAACACCTACAACTGTGGCCTGACCCTCGCCTTCCTGCCAATGCAAAAGACGGCCATCGCTGGAGGCGACAGCAAGCATCTCACCGCCCCAGTTATCAATCGTCCAAGAGAACGGGGGAAGGAAGGCAGAGGATTCGGGACGACGATCTGCAACCGGCAACGCTGCCGTACCACCACTTGAGGAGGCATTGGTTGCAGTCTGGGCGTAGGTGAAGGTTGTGAGCCCGGTTACAGTAACCGTAAATGTACCGTCAAAGCTCGCATCCGTGACACCGGCAATCAAAACCGACATCCCGGTGATAAACTTATGATTCTCGGCTGTTGTGATCGTAACGACATTGCTCGTTCTGACAGCCGTTGAGATGGTTACAGACGCGTAGTCGAGACCATACAGAAGTTCGCCGTAGTCATAGGCTCCATATCCGCCGACAGTATCATCTTCAGGCGCAACGAACCCAGTCGGCGTTATGTCCGTGTAAATGGAGCCCTGAAGGGCAAAGAGCTTGTCCTCGCACCCAATCAGGCCAAGAGGCGTCCCACCAGTGCTTGTGAAGGTGAAGATCGTCCTCGGGGTGCTGGCGAGAGGGGAACTGGTAATGCGTTGCCAGCCTCCAACCGGGAGCAGCTTTCCAGAACGCCAGCGGATCAGGTTCGCATCCCAAAAACGCCCCTTCACCTGAAGTGGAGTTGCGGGCTTTACGACCCCAGGAGGGATGTTCATAGGAGCCAAAGGCATTACTTATTACCCTCGCAAAAGCCTTCTCGGCGCGCGTTATTTACTTTCACCTCAACAATGGTCTGCGGCGTATCCGACTTTGACCATGTGATGTCTTTCCAAACCGTACAGGCCGCAGGCTTAGTCTCTACGATGCCCATCATTTTCGAGCAGCCGGTCAGGAGTAATAGCGGCATTATCACCAGCACGGATCGCATTTTGGGTTCTCTCCAAGATTTCCTGCGTGGCCTCGGCTTTGTACTCCGACACGGCTTCTGAGCGGATTTTAACATAAATACCAGCCAGAACCACAAAGGCAAAGGCCGCTATAGCTATATATCGACCAATGGGCGTGAACAGGAAAGGTATCATACCCCGTTCTCCTCTAGGTGCTTCTTGCGCCAGAACCAGATCGCTGCACCAGTAAGAACGATAGCCGCCATCATCAGGAAGTTGGTGTTCTTCAGAAGCCCCAAGGCCGTCTCGAAGATGCCGGACGCCTCTTGGACCTGAGCAACGACCTCTTTAGCTGCCGCAACACCACCAAGAGCGCCAGTAACCAGAGCCGCATTTCCTTGCTTACTGGTTGCCATCGTTTTCGGAGGTTCTGCCGGTCCATCATAATTATCAGCCCACATCTTCTTCGCTATGACCAGGCAAGCCTTGCGGTCAGCTATCCCGTTCAGTCCCCCATTGATCTTTTTGGTGATGGCAACGCAGTCATCCTTGTCGGCAAGCGCGTTCAGCTTTCTCGACTTCCAGTACTCACATGCGATCTTGAGCGCCACATCCGGCTGGGCAGCGAGATCAGGATTTCCGACCAGATCAATCCCAAGACTGTCTCCGTACTTCTTGTAATTGGCACGACCAGTAAGCTGGAAGATGCCGCGACCGCGATACCGGAAACCATCTCCCGTCTCTGTATTGCCTAAGTCCTTACGACCCTCGTATCGAGCCTGCGCTGGTGTCGGACCCCATACCTCGAACATGAACCGGAAGTTGCCAGTCTCGTGAGCCGCTTGAGCCCAGAAGTGAGATTCGCGGAGGGCTGTGTTTATCTCATATTGCGATAAGATTTCAGGTGCTGCATCGGCGAGCTTATTGAGGAGATCAGCCTTAGCGCGAGGACCAAGTGCTTTCAGATCGTCTTTAAGGCTGGTTTCCATGACTATCTCGCTATTATCATTATTCCAATCGTGCCCATTATCATAATGAACACGAGGATTGCCGCTATTAGTCCGAAGAACTTTATCTCCTCTATCTGTTCTTCTCGTTCTTTCTGGGCAATAAGAGCCGCTGCCTTTTGCTCTTTTTTGATCCGAGTTGTCTCGGCCATCACCCAATCCCAAGCCTGTAAACCTTGTTCTGAAATGAAAAGGTTCTTGGCTTCGGCAAACATCTTCTCGACTTCACGCTTCGCCATAAAGGCGTCCATAGCCAACTTTTCGGCGCTCTCTTTTCCAAACAGCTTTGGCTTTGGAGGGTCTGCTGCAATTTGCGTCAGCTTACCTACGGAATCCATAAGTGAAGAAATGTCCTTGAACATTCCCTGCACTTCTTTACCGAGTTTTATTCCTGTCTTGATGGCCTCATAGCTCCCCTTCGCCACTGCCAAAATAGTTAAGGGGTCCACTATTTCTCCTATCTGTCAGCCTTCTGGTCCAGACGATCAAAAATGCGCTCAAACATGACTTCAATCCGCTTCATCGTTTCTGAGTAGTCGGATTTCTGCACGTAGTTCGTAGGGAGGTTAACCTCCAGATCGTGAAGATCACGCTGGAGGTTCTGTGTTGTTTCCCATATCTGCCTAGCGAACCACCCGACAACTGTCAGGATAACGCCAAGACCCATGTTGATGATTGTCTGGGTTTCCATCTCGCTGCTCGTATATTACGCGCCTGAGAGGACAGATGGCCAAACAGCCTTCAGTTGATCCGGGGTAGAAGCAGCAGCAATTGCTGGATCGGAAGTAACGTCACGAAGCTCCTGCTTCTTGCTGACGATAGCCGACGCATCCAAGCCCTGCTCAATCGCAACCATGTAGGCGACATCAAGGTCTTT